CCACGTGTTCATCAAGGTTCGATATTCAGCAGCAGTTTCTTCACGCATAACAAGAGGCGTTTTTTCAGTATGATTCTTTCGAATCGATAATATTTTAATAATCTCTAAGGGTGTTGTGGGTGATTCACCTTCCACCATCTCATTGGAAATTGTTTCTGGTAAATCAGTAAGACCTACACCTATCAAATCTGTGCGAGGAATCTCAATCACTTCTTGAACTTTGTAAGGAGCAACATTCGGTTTTCCAGCGCCATATGGATACCAACCATTTCGATAAATAACTGATACATCAAAGCAATCCGTTGCATCTTTTGTATTATTTGTATTTCCAAAGATTGTTTCAATGATGTTATGTTCCAATAAATATCCACGAATCACAAATTGAAGTTTAGGATCTGTCGTGATATTAGGACATTGAATGTGAATTCCATCCTTGTGCTTCTTTCCTTCGTAGACGGGTCCAGGGCGGGTTAATATATAAAAGCTTAAATCATGAGGAAGCTGTGTAAGATCAACAAAGCGTGCTAGTGCTGCAGCATAGGCGGACACAAAGGAATGAATCTGTTCTGTCGTAAAACGACGTTCTAATGGGCGATCCTCTGGTTCATAAAGGAAATCAAGATCAATCAAAACAGGACCATTTTCACGATGTCGTTCTACAATAGAACATGATCGGTGTGCTGTAAAGATGGATGTATGCATCAGTTCTAGAAAGGTATCTAGTTCCGTATCAGATATGTAATACGATCCTGTATCCTTTCCCATACCAGTAAAATTACATTCACTTCCTTTCTCAACTCGATGAGCGTCTAGAAAGGATTGCAAAGTAGTCATTCCTTCTTAGTTGTAAAATACAGCTAAGAGAGGGGAGGTATCAATTTTAATAGAGTATAGTGTTCACATTCTTTAAGAAGGTTGAGGGGTCGCAATTAGATAAATCAATGGAATCCTTTTGTAAGAAGTGATAAATTCCTTCATCAAAGGGAATAATGGATCCTGGTAGACAGGGAGTTCCATCCATTTGAATTCCATGTAATAATTGGACTATTGTTGCTCCCATTGGAATCATCATACATGATTGTAAGAAGCTATAGAAGTTAGGAGAGATATATTGATCCAATGGAAAACATGCATGAATCGAATATATAAGAAGGGCTAAATCGCGTCCATGATTAATAGAGGATGGATAGGCTTTAAAAAAGGTTCCTGCTTCAAATGGATCCGATCCCATCATGCAAGAAAATCCAAAATCAATCACCACTACATCATGATGACATTCCCAAGGTTTTGTTAGAAGTGGATGATCCAATCGTCGCAACACAGATCGGCTTCTTGACGAGGTATGACGGATTAATACATTATTCACTTTTAAATCACGATGATGAAATTGCAATTTTTTTTGCAAGATAGTTAAATAGATCGCCACTTGAACCAAAATATCTAAGAGAAGAGCATCATTCTTTGCACGTGCTTTTTGTAAGGAGTCTGGTAAAGTAGCATGTGTTGCTGCATTTGTAATTCGTGTTAAATAAACATGAAAATAGTCTAACAAGGTGGATCCTGGTACCCATTCCATTGCCATGCAAAGAATTGGTGAATGCTCAGATTTACTTGTCACTTCATACAATTCAGGAATGACAAATCCCAATCCAAGATTGGTAAATGTTTTATGAACAATGGCATGTAAAATAGCTTCATGTAAGGAAGTTGTTTCATGCTGTTTAATCACAATATTATGAGATTTTGCTGATCGGGTACGTTTTGCATGATACACCGTTCCATACGTTCCAGCTGCCAAGACCGGTCCCATTTCATATAAGATCTCTATTCCATGTAAGGAGGGGACAATTTTGTATATCTGCTGTTTACAGAGTTCAAGTGTATGGAGATCATTCCAGTCAGGAACATCATACACATTTGAACTTATAGAATAACATCCTTTTAATCCATATGTATGAAGTCGCATCCTATTTATTCCTTTGAAAATCATTATACTTACAAAGGTTTTGTTCGTTCATATTCTAGAATCTTATCATGAATTTTTGCATATTTTTCCTTTACTTGTTCTAATTCATATCCTTTTTTGCTTGTTTGAAGACTTTTCATCGCCATTAATAACATTCCATCAATATCAGCTACATTGAATGATTTCTTCTTTGATTCTGTCAATAAAGAGGGTTGATACACTTGTAAAAAATTAATTCCTAATTTAATGATTAATTCTGCTAATTGCATGGTATAATCAGTTGCTTCTTTTTCAACCATTTCCATAAGTTTATCCATTCCACTCATACGAGCTTGTTCATTTGGTATAGCGCCCATAGTTCCAGGTGCTACTTTTGCAGCGGCAGATGAAACACCTAGTGGTGGTAAAATGCTTCCTGTTTCCAACTGAGCTTGAATTGCGGTGAATGTTTGAATTGAATAGTTTGGATCCTGTTCCGATTTATAAAGAGTTTTAATCCATGTATCAATCTTCCCCATGGCAGAAGATGTATAAGAAGAGATTGATGCAGGAATGGTCTTCACAGTAATGGTTCCTTCTAGAGTACCAGCATGTGTAATTGCAATCGTATACGTTGTATTTGCAGTAAGACCAGTAAATGTAACGGTTCGAACATTTCCAAGAAGTGTTTGAGGAGGAGGAGGAGGAGGAGGAGGAGTAGGAGGATTAGGAGTTACTGTATAGATATAATTATCAGCATCAATTCCTCCTTCCCATATGAGAGTGATCTCTGTTTGTGTCACACGTTCCACATTCACACCAGTGATTGTAGCAGCGAATGTTCCAATTGGGGATGATGAAACCGATACTTTCTTTGAATCTTCAATAGTAATCGTACGATCTGTAGCTGGAGTAAGACCTGTAAATGTTGCAGTTCGGTTATTTCCTTTTACAATTATTGGTGTTGCTGATCCTGTGCAAGATACCGTATATAGTTCATCATCATCTCCTCCCTCCCATGCAACCGTAATCTCAGTTTGTTTAATTGATGTTGCATGGATGTTTGTAATTGGTGGAATTGTATCACCAAGAACTCTTTTTCCATCAATAGATAATTGAAAATCACGTGTATATTTGTATTTATTTATAAACATGGTTCGAAGTTGCTCCATTTTTCGCGTGGCATTTGTTCCAGCAGAACCAGGTGTTGTTGTTCCACGAAAGGAAGGAACGTCGTACAGTTTATCTTTTTCAGCAGTGGTTCGCGATCCTTCAATTTCTTCATAAATCTTGTTAATTCGATCAAATTCATTGGAGGCTGTTTTCAATTCTGCAGTCGTTCTGGCAAGATTTGCTTCTGCAGTAGCAAGCTGCCGTTTTGCAAAGTCAAGTTGTTTGATACGTCCAATTATAAAATTATTAATATTAGCTTGATCTATTAGATCTGCTATAAGTATGTTATTTATAGTTATGCCAGCGTCTATTGCTGGAAGTTCGCCAAGTAATCCGGTAAGAAGTCCAGTTTCTGTATTAATCTGTATAAGCAATCTTCGAATGTTATTCATATCTCCTTTTTGAATTGCTGCATCACGATCTTGCGTGAGACGTGCAATTTGATCTTTCTTAGTGTCAATTTCTTTCTGTTTTGCATTTTTGTCAGATTCTAATTGTTTTAATATATTTTCTTTAGTATTTATATTTGTTTCTATCTTGCTTTCAGCACGTGATTTTATATTACTTGGAGGAGGTAATCTTTTTATAGCATCTTCTGCAACAGTCTTTTTTGTTTCTGCAGTATTCTTTACTGTTTCTGCAGTAGCCTTTGCATCTTCTGCAGTAGCCTTTGCTCTTTCTGCAGCAATCTTTGCATCTTCTGCCACTTGTTCTCCTTCTGCTTTTGTTCCTGGAACAGTTTTATCACTCGAAGCATCTAGAGGTGTTGCTTGGTATTTCATCAGTGTTCCAATAAACTGCATCTGATGAATCACTGCTAAAAACATGACTTGTTTTTTGAAATCAGGATTTTTTTGGACAGCATCCTCGTATGAAAAACTATTTGTTCCATCTGGTAATCGAAATAAATATTTGCAAACATCATTATCAAATACAAATTTCTCATCGGCAGTCATAAACTCACTGTCCTTCAATCCTTTGTACTCTTTCACAATTTGTATAAATGCAACTCCATTTACTGCTTCTATTTTTTCATATGTGTCTAGATCCTTGTATTTCTTGTATACACCAGCGGGAGCCGTTTCCTCTGCGGGAACAAGGTCTGCTTCAGGAATAGCTGCTGTTGGTGCTACTGTTTTATCATCATATGTAATCATGTAGAATGCTGTAGCCTGAAATGGTGCCGCTATAGCTCTGTTTGTATTTTTAGTAATTGTAGCCAGTTTTGTTTTATAAATTACTTTATCCCCTATTTCATAAAGTGGTACAATTGGACGAAGCTCCGTTATAGGAACTGCTAATCCTGGTGCGGTTGATCTGTAATCATAGGTAATTGTATATGTGGGATGTGTAACACCTGTAATCGTTGCAAGTTTTGAATTATGAATCACTTTATCGCCTGCAATATAGTTAGGAGGAGCAGGATTCATATGAAAATAATAGAGTGGTTTTGTAGAGGTTACATACTCTTTTAATTTTGTGTCACCTTGAATATCCATGGTTGTAATAAAATTTACAAGAAGAATCTGTCCTTTTTTTGCAACAACAACTTCCTTTCGCTCCATTTCCTCTCTTAGATCAAATTCAAGCGCCACTAACCGTGCTGTAATATCTTTGGCTAAACGTGCCGAACGTTCATCCAATTCTCTTGTAGATGGAAATAGATCTCCACGTATATCTCCTCCTACACCACCAATGCCTCCTGTTAATGATGCCAATATTGCAAGAAGACTACGATAATATGTTCCAAGAAAAGGTGTTACATCTCTGGTTCCTATTGCAGATGAATCAGAGGTTCTTTCTTGTTGTACAGCTGATACAATCACATTTACATCTGATTTGAGTGTTTCAATATCTAGATTCAATCTGCGATATCGTTCTGAAAGCTTTTTTGCACGCTCCGTTGCTAATGGATCTGATGCATCAGGTGGTGCAATTGCATCAGGGTGTGCTTTTATACCTGGTTCGATTGCAGCCAATCGACGTATATATTCCGTCAATTGACGATTTAATCGTTTATATAACGATTCAACATCAATCAAGCTTACATCTACAGAAGACTGCCGTCCATCTCTGCTAGCAGATCCTCCACAAATTGTTCGTAATTGTTTTATAAATGTAATTGCAGCTCCAACTGCAGCAGATCTATCTCCAGGAGATCCTCTTGGAAGAGCAGTTAAAAAATTATTTAAATCTGGTTTTCCAGGACAATCTCCTGCTCTACCATGAATTTCGGATACTTTTGCTATGATATTCTTGCTATCAGGATCAAATTTATATCGATTTAGTTCGGTAATTGCAGTATCATACATACTTGATCCTGGCAGACGTCCTCCAGGTCCTCCGCGTCCTCCACGCCTTCCAGGTATTCCAGGTATTCCACGTCCTCTTGATCTAAATCCAGACATGACTTAAATCCTCTATTCACTACAAGGAATAATATTGAAGGCAGTCCGCACTTTTTTTATAGATAGAAAAGAGAATGGCAGATGAAGAGGATGAATATGAGGAAGGCGAGTATGGAGAAGAATTGGAAGAAGAGCTCACGGAAGCAGAAACAGATGAGCGCGCTGATTTGAATAAACTGATTCAGCAACATCCAGAGATTTGGATTCCTGTGGAAGAAATGGTAAAAAAGGTTTTAACTCCTTCCGGTCGCAAAGACAAACATCATACCACATATCCATTCTTATCAAATTACGAAAAGACAAAACTATTATCTCTTCGTACTAGTCAAATTGAAAAAGGAGCTCATCCATATGTAGCCGTACCGGAGGGGGTCAGTTCGTCTTATGAGATTGCAAAATTGGAATTAAAAGAGAAGAAACTTCCCTATATACTGAAACGCCCTCTTCCAAATGGAACCTATGAATACTGGCGTCTAGCCGATTTAGTTTTCTTAGAATAATTACCATAATTTAATTCGCATCTCTGGCGGGATCCACATCAAACTTGTATCCTTCACATCAAAGGCATCATAAAACTCTTGAAACTGTGCTACAATAAGATTGACACGAAATTCGGGAGGAGCGTGACGATCAATCTCCAATGCTTGTTTTGCTTTTTTTGATCGATCTTTTAATCGCCACGATACAGCATAGGAAGTAAAAAAATCACGGTAAGCCGATCTTCGTGTTACAGTGTTTGTTCCTAGCTCCTCTTGCAACGCTTGCAAGGCAATTGCCATTCCACCTAAATCAGCTAAGTTTTCATCCAAGGTTAATGTTCCATTCACATGCCCGCCTTTATACTCCCGTTTATCAAATAATTTTACTAGTTTTTTGGTATGTATATGGTAATGTAATTCATCTTGATGA